GCTACATAATATGCACTACGAATAAATTCTTCTTGTGTGCGATTCTTTCTACCTGCTGAGTTCTTTTTATAAAAATCTAACCAACATTGGAATGCAATTCTATTACCGTGATTATCTTTGTCTAACCATCTACGCTTTGGTTCGCATATATGCCTAAGCGTGGTTGACTCTTTGAGAAATTCTCTCTTACAAAATTCGCAGCCATACTTCACTGGCTTATCAATTGCCGAGGTCTCTTTCATATTGCTTAAGTTGCTCATCACTGATAACTGCATTAAGTTGTTCAATATCACACAGTTTCATATTAGGAAACAATTCTGCTAATTTAAGTTTACGCTTTTGACCAGATACAAACACTTCACTAACCGCATCAATATCATCACCATTTGCTTTGGGATATATCTTCTTGTAATACTCTTTGATATCTTTTAGTTTAGCTGGTGTTTGTAATTTACTTACCTTAGGACTAATGTTAGGTATCCACTGATGATATTGTTTACCTACTCCCGGGCTACTTGCACACATCATTAACCATTGTAATTTTGGGTGCTTCTGCACATTCTCGTTGAATAGATACTTGTTTGCATACTCTGCTGTACTCATTACATAGTATCTGCTCAATCCTTCACCGCCTTTAATAGCACTTAACCATTGGATCATTGTGAAAGGCACAAACTTCTTTTGTTGTTCAGGTGATAATCTGTCAAAGAAATCATAGTCTTTTTTATCCAATGCTGCAAGGACCTCAAACAAGTCTAAATCTTGTTTGTCAAACTTTTCATCAACCGGGACTGCTGCTTTTCTTGTTGCCATAATTAAAAACTTTGCCCGTAATCCACTATCTCACAATTACGACTAATCTCTTTTACAAAATAAACACATTCGGGTTTAGGACCATCATTCAGTGGTACACATAAGAATTGTCCATTACGCAATCGCGGAGCATACCATGTTACATCGTGATAGATATCTACAATCTCAATGGGTAGAAATGTAGGACTAAAACTAGTTAAGGGATTAAACTCAAATGCATTAAATCCTCTATCATTGATACTTGTTAAGGGCAATGTTTCTAAATCACCATGCTCTTTTTCACCAATCAATATCTGCCAGTCCACTGGCATCTTAATTGTATGCTTACCAATCTTTAATACAAGTGCCGGAGCATTAAAACTTTCTAAAAAGATTAATGGGATATAATGATAATCCACATTACTTGGGTTACTGTTATCTAGTATCGCAAATCGTAAATCATCTATCTCCTCTGGCAATGTCTCTAAGTTATAGTATTCGTTATCTAAGGTCAAAATTCTCATAGTGCTATTCTATCATTGATATGTAAGTTTTTCAACATCAAACGGGTAATTGGCTTCACGGTAGAATGTTTTTCGTTGGGTAAGATGTCGTTTAGCAAATTTACAGCTACTTGTGATATCCCAAATTTCCACGTGATCCTTATCTTCGGCTTTACGAATACCACGCCCGATACTTTGTATTACCCTGACAAAACTCTTACCCGGTTCAATCAGAACAAGGTTAAAGATTCGTGGAATGTTAATACCTACGGCCGCTACGCCATACGTTGCTATAATTATTTTATTAGTTGATGTAGCAACCTCATCATATTGTTCTTTACGCTCATCCATACCAGTATTTCCCGATACGAATACAACATCATACTCTGTTTTATAATCACGTAATAGTTCGGCTAATCTGTTATGTAATTCTTTGCCTGCTGCTACTCTATCAACTAATATCAATGTGTTACCAGTGTTTTTAATTGTATCTACTAGTTGACTAATCTTATCTAACCGTTTGCCATCTTCAAGCAAATGTTTTAGTTCAGATTGGTAATTACTGAATTCAACACCATCTTGCAGTTGAACGATGTTTACATGACATTGTGCTAGTACACCTCTATCTTGTAATTCACTCGCGGATAGCCTATTGATAACATTACCTAGACTGATAAAGATAGCTTGACTTGCAAATTTTTCTTTAGGTATAGTTCCAGTTAACCCCCAGCGTATTGGGATGTTGCTCATTACTCCAGTCAATAGTTCTTTTAGTGCATCGGCTTTAGCCATGTGAACCTCATCTACCATGACACAAATTACACCTTCAAGGAAGTCACCGATCTCAACTTCTGCTTCACCTGCTTTTGTTTTCTTAAGCATATTGTTAAGACTTTGCCAAGTACAGATTGTATGTGTCTTGTTGTATTCTTTTCTATCACCAAAGTATACACCAACATCTAACCCAAGATTGATATAGTCGGCTTCAGTTTGTGTTACTAGACTTTTATTAGGGACGATAACGATACTACGACCATAACTTTCAATAGACCAACTTAATGCTGCTGTGATTAATGTTTTACCTGCACCTGTAGCAATTTCTTGTAATGATTGCGGGTTCTTTAGAAACTCATTAATGATTGATATTTGATAGTCACGCAATACAACAGGTTGTCCTGCAATTGTATGACCTTCGGGCCAATTTTTATGCTTGAATGTTTCCTCGGACACTTCTGCAAACTTAAATGTTGTACTATATGTACGCAAGTCCTCTAGTTCAATATCATAGTCTCGGCTATCAATGAAGGGTAGTATTTCAGGTAATAGATTTACATAGCTACTACCACCTAAACTGAAAAAACTAACCTTACCATTCCATCTACCAAGACGCACAGCGGGAAGATATCGTGCACCGGGCACATCGTACTCAAACATCTTAACCAGTGCTTTGCGTTCAGTTAGTTCAAGTCCTTCAATTTTACAATTGACTTCATCCTTAACGATTATTTTACATTGTTTCATATTAGTACTTAGTATAGCATAGTTGCTTATGCGATTGCAACTGTAATGGCAAGAAGGGACCTAAGTCCCTTCTTGGCTCATCAACCTTATTTGGTTACATACGATCAATATCTTCAGAAAGGTTTTTAAAATCTTTCTCATATTTTAATTTAAGTAGCATGATGCTATATACTGCATATAGAATATATACCGCAACTGCAACCGCAACAACCCAATAACCACCAAAGTGAAGTACTGCTGCAACTGCGGCTGCACCTACTAACATGGCTACAACAACTGCTAATGTACGCATAGCAGCAATAAAACGAATATCATTAAACATAAATTAATCCTTTATAAAAATAAACCAACACAACTACCCACCACTCTTAAGCAAAAACTTATTAGAAATTGCCTTGAAGCTCACTTGCCGTTCGTTGCACTTGTACACAACACCTTCACGTTCTGGACCTGAAATGTCACCCATTACACTCTTGGCTTCTGCCATCTGTAGCAAATCAGCCACAGTCTCGTTAGTAAGCATAAAGTCTGTCTTGAACACAGGAACATGCTTGATATCCCATACCTTGCAGTATGCTACACGTTCAGCAGGAGTGAAGTAACGGCCAGCATCAATGTCGTAAATGTCGTATACGTAAAACTCTTGATCACGCATCTTGTAAATATTACCTTGAATGCCGTTACCAACAAGTTCACCTTGGATAGCAAGATTGCTAAGTGATTGAATCAGCTTTACATCAATTTCATTCTTGTAAGCAGTTGCCCACAGTGAATTGTCCTTGTTCGGCTTGAGATCCAAGTTACGTGAACAAACACCAACTTCACCGTCAATGATGTAAACAGTCATTGAAGACCCATCTAGCTTTTCAGTCACTTCCCAAGTTAGCTTTTCAGCCTTCCACTCCGCCAATTCAATTGACAAGTTTTGAATACGCTCTTGGTCAGTCTTTGGAATACGTGAAGGGAACATGCCCTTGACTTCACCTGCAAGTGATGCGGGGATTGGTGCTTCGTACTTGACAATACCAAGAAGTTCTGAAACATCATCATCAGGAATGTACGATGCGAATGGAATAACACTGAGTGGTAGCAACAGCCCTTGGCTCAGTTGACCACGCAACTTTACGGTACGTAGACGTTCACCTTTGACTTCATTGTACACACGAGGAAAGTTTCCCTTTGATAGAAATGGTGCTATCTCATGAGGAATCCAAGAGTCAATTTCGCAATAGACTGCCAGATCACCGGCAGTGTATTCACCCTTCTTTACCACGCAGGTCCATCCACCCACGATAGCACATTCAATTGCATCAGCACCCACGATGGGACGCAGTGCATCAATCCTCCTAATAGTTGCCATCTTACGCATTTTTATTTCCTTAAGTACTTAAGGGACTTATTGACATTGCCCTATTAAACATTACAGTGATTAAGTACGCATACAAGTTGTACGTGAAAGATTTTTCCAGTTTGTCGGGCTGATCTTAACTAGATCGGCAATCTTCAAACACATACGCAAACTCAATTCACGCAACTTACCGTGATTTTCCCACATGAAGTCAAGAATTTCATCTTGAGTAGCTTGTGCAAAATCATAGTCCTTGAACACACCGCCGTCAGCATCACGATGCACTTGCTTGATACGCAACATTTTGTCACGCTCACTATTGATAGTGAGGTCTAGAAAGTGACAACGACTTTGCAGTGCTTCCAAGTGATCCTGCAATTTCTTGCTTTTGATGTTATCAAACTTCAAGTTAGTGATAAAAATAGCACTACCGTTGAATTTGAATTCATTCGGGATACCTTCTTCACGCAACAAACGACTGTCACTGTTCCAGCAAATCTTGCGGGTCTTGCCACTATCCAATGCTGCTTTCAGAATGTTCAATGCCAATTCATCGGCGAACACGCTATCACAGTCATCAAAAATCAGTACATTTTTAGTATCAGAATATTTGTACAATTGTGTGTACAATCCAAGTGCAGTCATTGCACCTTTGATAACATTGAAACGAATCTTCTTGCCAGCAATCTTGTCAAACATGCTAGCTTTTTCCATTTGTGTTTCAACACCGTGACTCTTGCCAACACCCGGAGGGCCTGCAACAATCATTGCACGGATATCACCGCTGATACATGCACGAGACATTTCATCAAGAATGCCAAATCGTTCGGCAATACGATTCATTGCCTCTTCTTCAGTTTCTGTGGGCACTTCTGCCTTTGCTTTGAATTCTATTGTATTAACTGACACTGGTTCTCCATTCATAAATTGAATATCTTCTATTGTATCCACTTTTACTTTGACTTCATCAATGGCAATAGCGAATTGTCCCTCATTTTTTACAGTAACATAGTTACCTTTTTTACCTGTCTGAAACCCTTTGACTAGAGTAAACACTGCATCAATTACAGGTTGATTACGATAAGAACCCGAGAGAATGCGAATTGTTGACATAGATAAATTCCTTTAATTAACTGAACAAGATAGTATTATACACCCAAAACCATTTAATGTCAATAGTTAGTGAACCCTAGATTGTACATAGCACTACGAAATGGTTCCGGGCTTGTAAGATCGGCCCAGAAATAAACCTCAGTACGGACCGTGTCGTTGCAATTGAATTCAAACATTTCATAAATTTGATCATTTGTGGACACTTCACATTGCTGGATGAATTGTGCAAGAGTAGTAATCATTTTGATTCCTTTATTAACTGAACAAGATTGTATTATACACCCAATACCATTTATTGTCAAGTACTGGGTGTATGCTGTTTTACTTTTGTGTACGCAAGAATGCAGTTTTGCTATTGTGAATGTCGTAAGACTTGTCACCAGTTTTCACTACAAATAATTTTGCAGTCCCACAACTGATGTTAGCAGGCCCGAAATAGGGTGCTTTAGTCAGTACTGGGATATGCAGGCCCTGAAAGTTTTTCTCAAACACAATGCGAGACACTTGGCCCTCGCTTGTTGGCATTTTAGAAAAAACAGTGTTATCTTGTGCAATCAAAGTATTGATTTCAACTAGAGACATTTTCATAAGTACCTTTCAAGTGATTAAGAGTGTATTATATACCCAAATCCATTTAATGTCAACCGTTTAGCAACTGAGTTCAAACAAAACTGCATCACCATGGCGATTAACAACATGGACTTTTTTGCCATTAACCATGATGTAACCATTGTTGCCATCCAAATACATACCATGCGGGCAAGGCTCAATCGTCACCTCCCGAACAATCTCGCAAAAACCCCAACGCTTTGTGGGCAACTTACCTTGGAACAATCTCATGTTCTCAATGCCAGTAATCAGGATTTTTGCTTTCATAATCTACTCCATTCGTTGACTGCTTAAGAGTATATTATATACCCAAAACCATTTAATGTCAAGCCTTGAGGATATTGACAATACGCTGATGGATCATGTCCATTTCAGACTGCTCAACATAGAAATCCGTAGTAGGATCGTAGTAGGCACCTTCTATGTTGTCATAATACAACACCCGACCGGTGAAATTAAAGGGACCTTCTAGACCTTTACGCGGACCATATTTGGTACGCATTTCATCCATCTGATACTTGTCTGCGACAACTTTGTAACCCATAATCAGCTCCTGTTTGTTGACTGTCTAAGTATATATTATATACCCAAAATCATTTAATGTCAAGCCTGATAGCAAGTGCCTCAATCTGTGAGGAGTAATACACTTGCAAAGATTAATGTTTTTATTTTTTAAGCAAACTCATTATGATTGTTTGACCAATTTGTGATTCAACATTGCGGACACTTTGCGAACATTGTGCCCAGGTAGCAAAGTCACCCTTGTCGTGAAAACCTTGGCACATGGGTACCATGTAACCATAGTTTGGTCGTTGAATGCCTGAAGCACA